TTAGAAATCGTAGCTGATGCCGATGTCGTAGCCTTCAAAGTTGTTGGGGTTTTCGATACTGAACACATATTTGCCGCTTAGCGATAATGAGTCTGCCAAGCCAAACGTGGCGCGGTCTACCCAACCGATTTTTTTGACGGAGCTCAGTTCAATGCCGACTTCGTTATATTGGCGGACAAACACTTTGGAGCCGGTGAATTCGGTATCGGTGAAGATACCTTTGACTTTTACGTCATGGCCGAACATCGACACCACTTTGCTGGGGAAAATACCGTTTTTAAAGACATAGTTATTGATGTTAGGGTCGGAACTGACCACGCCTTTAATGCTGAGCGGCAAGGTTTTGTAAAAGCCGAACATATTGACGAAGCCCATGTCGAGGCCTTGGAACTTGAACTGGTAGTTGCTCGATAGCGAGGTGTTGAATATTTGCCCTAGGGTGGCCAAGTCTTGCGAACCGAGCGCGCCGTAACCGACCGAGGGGATCAGATACCAATGATCCGTCAGGGGGTGCATATAGCCAACCCCTATGCTGCCTTGGTAAGAAGCGGCTTGCCCTACGGTAATATAGTTGAACTGGCCAGTGAGCAGGAGTTTTTTACGCGGGTCATCCGCGTTAATGTTGAAGGCTTTGCTGACGGGTATGTTAAGGACGGAAATATCAACTTTACCGCCTTGGGTATAAGTACCGCCGCCGATGCCGACCATGATGGGGTTGGCGGAAGAGTGAACAGGGATGAGATAAATGAACAGCAATATGCGATATAAATGAAATAAAACGAAATGAAAAAAAATGAATTGAAATAAAAAATAAAAATGTCTTTCAAAAATCAAAACAAAAAACGCGGGGGAAAATATAAATAATCCCCCGCTGTCTTAAAAGTCAAAAAATCAAAAACGATTTCGAGTTCGCTTTTAATAATTCTTGATAAAAACTTCCTTGGCTTCTTTTCGGGTTTTGCCGCAGGAATACATGACAGATGTGGACGTGATCATAAAATATGAAAAAATATCCCGCACTTCAGGCGTATCGTTTAAGCTCAATAAAAACTTGCCTTTGATATTCGCCAACTGGCTGGCCAACGCATCAAAATCAGCTTTGGAAAATATGCCATCACCATAATAATCCTCACAGTTCCAATAGGGCGGGTCAATATAAAAGAACGTATGCTCCCGATCATATCGGTTAATCAAGTTTGCATACGGCAAATTTTCCACATAAACCTCAGATAGCCGCAGGTGCGCCGCCGACAGCTCTTCTTCAATCCGCAACAAATTAAGTTTAGGTCGTCTTGTGGTTCCATACCCAAATGTAGGCTTATGGACATGCCCGCCAAACGAATTTTTGTGCATATAGAAAAAACGCACTGCCCGCTGTATATCCGTCAAGGTATCAGGTTCAACCCTAGAAAAACGCTCAAATTCAGAACGGCTGACCAGCACCCATTTAAACCAACGGATAAATTCTTCCAAATGGTTTTGCACCACCCTATATAAAGTCACAATATCCTTGTTGATATCGTTTAACACCTCCACCTTTGATGGCTCTTTCCGAAACATCACCCATGCCGCCCCCGCGAACGGCTCACAATAACATTCATGTTCGGGTATTTGCTGGACAATTGCTTTAGATAACTGGTATTTACCACCTACCCAACCTGCTAATGGACTTTTAATCATGCGAACCTTCTTTATTTGCGAAAAAATAAATGATAGGCTTGCCCTGCCGGTCGACTGGCAGAGAGCCTTGCTTGGTTCGCAGTAGCTTATTTACTGCGTATTGAGGTCGCGGTTATGTTAGTAGCATAGCTGCGACGCTCTCTTTTTTCTCAGTTGTTTTGGCCACCTCCGCTTATTGCCAATCTCAACTGCTGCCCTATCGTTAATGATATTTGTTCCCTGTCTTTAACCGACAGCCCTAAAAACGGCCTTTCGGGTACTTCCCAGATTTCATCGTATTCCTGCCATTCTGTTGTCCCCCCAAACTGCTGTACTGCTGCATATTCCATTGGGCTACCAATTGCCAAAGCATTGCCGTTGAGCGCCCAGTGGATCGTATTTTTTAACTGCCCGGTTTCCCCGGTCAGCGGCTTATCAAATCCCTTGCGTTCTATCGTTAACTGACTATTGCCCACCCATTCATAGCCTGCTGGATCGGTTTCGGTCTCAAAGCGTCGTTTGGTCGATTCAACCAAATCCTCACCGATGACTAATAGCACCGGACTCAAATTGTTTGTTAATTCATGAAGGCGCGATAAGCCATCATAAACTTCGCTCAAGTCCAGATAAATTGTCGCCATATTAGCCTCCGCCCAATGATCCGCTGATTAACGTTAATGCGCCGTTTTTTAGTTTTTCATCCAATTGATCAGGCAAATAAGCGGCGACAATCCCATTCGCTGCCGTTTTAGGATTTTTAGTTTGGAAATTAACTTGAATGGCCAATTGTGGGTTAGTCGCCACAACATATAAAAAATCTCCAGACGCATTATCATAAAGCACGGCAATGGGAGACTGTAGACTAAGGGGCAATGCTTCCCACGCTGCCATCGGAACGCCAGCGGCTAATGACCCGATGATGGTAGTGCCGGGAACGCTGATTTCGGCAGTCAACGGTATCGGGCTGCGTGATTGCGCCAACCATGACAGCAAAGCCGGATCAATAGCCCCCACCACGACAGATTGCTTTTGCGCAAGACTATCGGCGCTTACCTTATTCAGCCATTGCCGATATGCGGCGGACATGTTTTTCTGCATGACAGGCTGCAATGCTTTCATCATATCGGCACCTAAGCGGGCTGGTATCCGAATAAGCTTATCGGTAACCATAGACTCTAATGAGGCGGCAGATTTAGCTCCCGGTGCATAATCGAAGGTATAGTCAATGCCTTTGGGGATGATATGGGTATTGCCATAACGGTCTATTTTGGTATAAGTGCCGTCATCCGGTGCGCTTTGCCCCTTAAAATCATCTGCGGCCACGGCGGTAATCCGACAATGGCACCGCCAACCGTTTGGGGGAAAGTGACTTTGCCACCACGGGTCATCATGTCTTAACACCAGCCCCGACCAACTGACATGCAGCGGCCTGGGGTTTTGAACGCCCTCACTATGGATGTATTTCCAGTAGGGGCGGATAGACAATAGGTCAGGATCATTCAATTGCTTCCAGCGTCCGGCGGCATAGCTGGTGGATATGTTCGTATCATAAATAATTTGCGTCCGCCATTTAACGCCCGCTTCAGTATCCTCGCCTTTCCAGCCTGTCCAGCCATGTTTGGCGACAATATCATTGAAGCACTCACGAAAAACATCAATGCCTTGGCCTTCCGAGATGGCTTTATCAACCGCCGTCCGCAAATCATCAAGTAATTCGGCCTTTGTCGCTCCGGCAACGATAAAGGCCTTGTTATGGCCGTCACGAATCACATCATCAAAATGCTGGGACGGCAGATTTAACTTTGACTGGAAAAAATCTACCTGAGGTTGGAACGCAGTATTAAACAGGCCATCTTTGCCCGCTTTAAATTGGGTTTGGGTAGGCGAAAGGATGAAGGGCATAATTACCCGCCCTCATTGACATCAAACCGCCCCGCCAAATCCGCCGCAGCAAAGCCCAACCCCATGACCTTAATTAATTTGTCGGTCTCTAAATCGCCATAACTGTTTAACAGGTCATCTTTAAATGCCGCTAAGCTTTCGGCTTTATTTAGCTTATCCTTGATAGCTGCCAACCAATCTTGGATAGCAGGATCCGCATAAACAGCCAGTTGGTTTGACTGGGATGATACTGGAGTGGGGTCGACATAAGTGTTGGCCGGAACTTGTCCGGCCAACGCCGCTAGCCCTGTGGCCGGAGGGGTAACGGCAGGCATGACAATACCCAAAACCGCTTCGCCATCTTCAGGCAGGGGGATTTTTAACTTGGTATTGACATAATTTTGGGGTACCTGCACACCTACGGCCACCAATTTAGGGATAGCATCGGCAAACAAGGCCAGATCGTCCGGCTCCTGGGTATCGCTTACCCAGCGTGGGCAACGGTTATCGGCAAATAGGCCATTCAGCATTGCCATCGGATAAACTAGCTGCCCGCTTAACGTTTCATCGACTTGTCCGGCATCATCATCACGGATATCCAACCGTACCTCATTATGCACATCGCCAAGAGATCGGTTGCCGTTAGCTGCCGTGGAGCTAGTCAACGTGCCGCCCAGAATCGCTTTGGATACGCCACCCTCGCACCAGTTGATCATCGCCATGAAGGGATCGGCATTGCCGGAGGCCATAACTTGTTGCAACTCGATTTGCATGGAGTCGGGAATAATGCCAGCCGCATGATGGCCTATGCTCAAAACAGCGCGTAATAAATCATTTTTTTCCGTATCTTTTGCGCTGGCAGGATATTTTCCTAACCTGATCGGCAAGCCATAAATTTCCAAGAATTCGGCTAAATCCCGTACAGAGTAGTTTTTATACAGATAAGGCCATACTAACGAACGGTGTAGTCCGGCGCGGGCAAGATAGCCGCTGCGGGTTTTATGGATGTGGGCAATCCAACCGAAGGGCTGCAACGGTACGCCGTAGAAATTGCTGTTATCGCGTAAATGTAGGGTGTTGCGGTTGTCTAAGGGACTGGTGAACCACGTCGGCGGGCGATGTTCTATTTGGTTTGGATACCATTTGCCTAGCGTATTGCGCCCCCACCCCAGCTCAGTACAGCTATAACCATGCCCAATGGCATCCAACATGTCCAAGCGCACGGCCCCCACGTCTATTTCATCGCGGATTAAGTCTTCGAGGGCCCTGGTGTTTTTCTTTTCTGTCGCCGAGGCGTTTCTTGGAGGTGACAAAGACCAATCCAGCTTTTTCACGGCCATCTTACGTTTGCCCAGCTCCGAGCCGATATGGTGGTCTTTTTCTTCCATATCCATAAATAACTCAGCCTGGGCTATCATATCGCCCTGTTCGGCATCCAACATAATCCGCGCCAATTTAGCCGGGGTTAGGCCTTTGCTGGGATGGTTGTCGAATTCTTTGTGCAATAAAGCGGCTTGCGGGGAATCAGTTTGACGTTCGGATACCGCCGCAGGTGTCGGTTTATTTTTAAACCAGCCCAAAAAATCCATCACCAAGCTCCTGTTCGTTCAATTTTAAAATCGTCATTGGTATCCCAGTATTGGGATTCTTTTGATGGCATTTCGTTATATTCGATGACTCCACCGTCTGCCATCGTCGCAATATGTAGCATTAATCCGGCAGTGGCACTATCACCATGCCGTTGCTCACCGTTTTGGCCTTTATCGTGACCGTCATCCATCGTCGGATTGCCTTTGCGCAATACGACACGGCGATGGTCGGTAATGACATCTTCATTCCTGCCGATTAAATGGGTACGTTCCTGCAAAGCTTGGTGATACTTGGGATAATATTCAATATAAGTTGCCGCTGTGGCCATGATGCACGACACTTGCCCATAGCTACAGTTTTGCAGTGCGCCTTCGGCATGAGATTGTCCATTGCCCCGTGCATCGAACGCGGCATGGTGCAGCATCGGGACATTTTTTAAAATGTAATTACGAATGCGGGCTTGGACATCGAAAGGGATATTGTGAAGCTCTAACGCAAATGCTTGTGTCCAACGCAGTGGGTCGCGTTGTTGCGATACCCACGTTACCGATAAATCGCCAGAGCGGCCAAAATCTTGCCCATATACTGTCTTATGTTTGGTCATATTATCTATGACGGGCTTGAGGTTATCTTTAATCCAAAAATCAGTTTCAACCAAGCGGTTAGGGTCAGTTACGAAATCGGCAGGCTTTGACCAACGCAGTGTAGGAACATCATCAATCATGCACTGCTCAAGCAATAGACGCGTGAAGTAAGCCCCGCTGCCGCGTTTAGGAATGCAACCTAATTCTTCATTAGCATCTTCTTGGTTGGGATAGCTGGCATATTGTTCATCACGCCATTTCTTTTCATTTTCGGCACTCCATTGCTTACCTGTTACCAAGCAAATACGCTGATAAAACCCCTCGCGTATCGCTTGGTCAAAATCAATGTAATGGTGACTCCACGGCACTTTTCCGAGTTTTACGTCACGGATTAGGCTATAGAAATCGTTTTCTTCAGAATTGTGTGTGGAGATAATGTCAACCCGTCCGCCCCACATCAAAAAAGCCAGCGCCCCTTTGATCACTTCTTGCAAGTTACGGTGGAAGGCGGCTTCATCAATTAGGGCATGGCCTTGCCGGCCCCGCCAATTCCACGGCGATGACGATAATGCCTCATAAATATGGCCGCTGGCGAAATTGAGGCGGAAGCGGGTAATATCTTGGCGTTTCTCGCCGATGACTTCACGCTCCCGACTGATGTCGATCGCCGAACAGGCCATGCCATAGGCACGGGCAAACGCCAAGGCATCGCCGATATTTTCAGCGGCCATGCCCATGTTATAGCCCATATAATATTGGTTCATACCTTTGGTCGCCGCCGCCTCCAATGCGCCTTCAGCAGCGATACAGCCCCAACTGAACCCGATGCGGCGTGATTTTTCGCAAATTCTGACGTTAGATTTATCCCTATGCCAGCGGATTTGATACGGCAGCAATATTTTAGGGACTTGGTCGGCTGAGAGCTTATGGGTTGCGCGTAATGCCTGTTGCTCGTCGACAAGGCTTAACAGGTCTTTTTTTTCGCCCTTTGATACTTCGAGGGATTCGACAACAACAGAATCGGTCATGATGTTTCAACCTCAACACCCAGAAATTGGCCTCTAATTAACGCCCAATCGGCATCGGATAGGCCTGCTTTTTTAGCGATAGGTTCGGCAGATTTAGCGGCGGCTTGTAATCTGGCCTGCACCTCTGTCTTGTATTTTTTAACAGCAATGGAGGCGCGACCTAATTCTGATGAAGCTTTGGCGGCTTTGGTCAGCATTCCTAATTGCTTTTCTAAATTACCGTTACCGTCCTCATCAGCATCGGCCATTTTGTTGACTATATTGAACAGGCCTGCCTGGACCAATGAGATGGTTGCATCATTTAATGAGCCGCCCTCGTCCTTAACAGATTCGCCGATCATCTTGGCGACATCAGTTGCATCGCGCAAGGTCTGTAGTCGCTGTTTGATTTTGCTAGATTGGCGGTAAGCGGCTGATCGCGATAGCTCCATACCGTTTGCTGATAGCCAATCGACTAGACCGTCGATATCCTTAAAATTACGTCGGACACACTCATCTTCAAACGCTTTGCGCTGTTCGGGCGTGAAATCATCAATAGCCGATGGCCTAGGCATTGCCTGAGTCCTTTTCCATCATTTTCACCAATGTCTGTTTAACGGTTGTGCAATGGCTTTGGAAATGCTCAAAAATAGCTTGCGACCGGGCGGGCAACTGATTGAGATATGAATCCAAGATGCCCTGAGCATTTGGCACATTTTTATCAATGCCGTGCATTATGATAATATGCGCCAGCACATCGATAATTTCTTCTTGTGGCTTTGATAGCTTGATTTTAACCTTGGCCTTAAGTTTAGGCTTAGAATTAGGCATCGAAATACTTCTCCGGCCGGGCAATGCCCGGCTCGCAATCAAGTGTGTATTCAACAACATCGACACCATAGCGCTTTAATTTGCAGAACCATTGGCCGTTTGGCTTATGTTCCACTTTAACAAGATCGCGCTCGCTTAAATAATCCAACTCGCGCCGGATTTCTTGTTGTGTTGCATTGGGGTATTCAGCCCTGATGACAGATAAAACCAAGGAATCAAATGCCCCCAGCGGTTGGGCATTGTTCAGCGTTAATAAAATGTTCCATCTGATCGTCTCGCGCCGGACTTTTTGCATATCAACCATGTTTTTCCCCTCGTAAAATGGCGTTGTCTATTTTGGATGCCAGCCCGTCAATCTTAGATTCGATAATGGACTGTACGCGTATAAAATCATCACGACGCACATAATGATTAGGGAGGTCGGCTTTTAACTGCATCAACTCCCGCTCCAACCGCATCGCCTCTTCCGACCCTTTTGCCATCGCCGTTTCGATGGTACTGAATCTTTGATCCATGTGCGTTTGTGCAGCTTTTTGCGATTTTTCCAAATTGCTGAAACGGGCATCCAGACGCTTTTCGAATTGGCTCAATAAAAAGCGGCCACCGCCGAACAGCAGGGTTAAAAATGCCGATAAGATGCCCGCCAATATCCCTAAAAGCTGCCAAAAATCCACTGTTACTTCCATTGCTTATCCCGTATCTCTTGTATTTCTTGGCAAGTTATGCAGCGCACACATGTCGGCAGTGCGCTGACCCGTTCCGACAAAATCACCGCGTTACAATCCACGCAAATGACATCGCCGTTAATGCGGATTTGGCTTACGTCCCGCTGGCTATTTGCATGTGCCGATAAAGCTTCCTTTAATTGCAACTCGCAAATGGGGTCGGCGCGGTCGGCACTATCGTTCAAAAGTGATGCCTTTATCGGTTTTTGTTCTCAGCCAAGCGTTAACGGCCGCCATGCCTATCAATATCAACAAATAGACATAAGGCGGCACGGTAGCCTGTATCACCTCTTTATTAGCCTCCAATACAGGGAGTGCAGTAATGGCGATGGCCGAAGCGACTGCGTTAAACTTCATTGTGCGGCTTTTTGTAAAATGTTTTGCCATTGGAGCACTCCAGGGCTTTTTAGTTAAGACATAACGCCGTAACCGACGACTCCGCCTTGTTTTACATAGGCAGCTCTTAGCGTGTTTAGGGTATTTTCGTGCTGGCCGTAACCGGCACCGGGCAGACTTGCCCAGATGTCGGATACTTTATGTACGGCCCTATCGAATTGTCCGGCGATAATGTCGTCGTAAGCATGTTGTTCTTTGAATATTTGAATAGCAATAGCATCTTGGCTGGCAGGCGAGAAATCGGGCAGATGCAATGATTTAGTATAGGCATCGGCGAATTTGCTTAAAATCTGATAACGCCCCGCAGCAGTTGAGAAGATTTTGTAATGGGGCAGATAGACGCTTTGGTGGGGGTGATGGCGGTAATCGTGGAATAGTTCACCGCCGACCAGTACGTTATAGCCATTATCACCGTGGCCATAAGTGCCTTCAGATATGGCGATCATGCCTAAAAAGGCCGCTAAATTAGCATTTAATACGTTTTTGCTCATGGTGACGCCTTAAACAATGAAGTTTATGAAAATGGTAGATGACATATTCCTTTACCCAGCTTCGCCATATCTCCGGCACATTAGCCAGTGCGGCGCGGCGTTGTTCTAGGGTCGGTAATATAATGATTTCGGCAGCATAGTGCCGGGGGCGTGATTTACATGACGGCATCCTCTATCCAAATTAAAAACAAAAAAGCTTGGGCAGAGTGTACTTATTTGCTGATGGAGCATCCTTGTGAAGCGTTTCACAAGACAAAAAAAAGCCCGCACAAGGCGGGCTTTTTTCTGAGGCGGGGGAATTATACCCTTGTTAATTTATACTCGACAATCTCCCAATTAAGTTCAGTCATCCGCGTATTTATGTCGCCATTAAAACCTTCTTTTTTAGCGACTGCCATAATTAATTGCTCAACGGCATGTCGAGATGTGCCAATGTAGTCGCTTAAATAAACTTCGCCATACTGATCTGTCTTGCTAATAGCTATAAAAATAGGCGGCTTGGGCGGCAAAGGCGTTGCTTCGCTAAAGCCGTCTAAGTTGTCGCCCATTATTTCTTTATAACGATCATTCATTGCTCTGGCAGTTTTGTATATCGCCGGGAATGAATCGATCATAGCCGATGCGAAATCAAGCCATGCTTTACTGCCGACCGTTGCTATTCTAGCGCGGTCGTGCTTTTTCTTTAGTTCGTCGAAATTCGTGATTACTGCCATATTGCCGCCTCCGTTTTGGGCTTTCCCAATAATTTGAGCAGTTGAATCAAATGCGGCATTTTGTAACTACTAATGCTTCCAACCCGGCAGCTACCGTTTGCATCAATAATTACATCCACTCCGCGCAGATGCGCTTTTAAACGTACTAACGGCTGTTGGTCATCCATCATAGCGTACCCCCATTTGAATCATAAGTTAAAAGTTATGTTTTAATCCCAATCCCAAAAATTCGTGCCTTGGTTTGTCCAGTCCGTTTTATCGGCATTACGGAGCAACCAATCTTCCGCCGCATCCTGATGGGGAAATTCTTTCCGAATAACCTCATCATTTTCATCACGGACAAAGTCTTGGTTGCCCTGATCTATAAAGCTATAAAGTGGCATGTTTTTCACCTCTGAATCATAAATTAAAAATATCGCCGTTCATATCCGGCGACTGCTGTTCGTGACCGTTGAGGATGTTAATCACTTGGCGGTTGCTTAAGTTATACCGCCTTGCAATCTCAGCCTGTTTTAACCCTGCCTTGCGGTCTGCCAGAATGGCCGCATTACGCAGGCCGTTGCGTATGGCCAGTTGCGCCCCATGGCCCTTGGCGATGTAAAGGGTGCGCGGCGCGAAGGCCGCACACAGTTTTTGCGCATTGTCTAGCCCGACAGTTTGCGCAAGTTGATGTGTCTGATCGACAGTATGCGGGAAGGTCAGCTCGGTACCGCCATAATGCCGCCAGACTGCCCACATACAATCCCAGCCGCATTCGCGGGCGATTACCTTGAGCTGCCCAGGCAATAGCGCGATGTCTAGCGGCGCATCGTGCGCCGCTAGTTGCTCGGTTTGCGTCCCTGCCATTTTTTTAAGGCCTCAATAACTTGGCTGGCTTGTTCGCTGCTGAGCCATTGCAGTGCTTCCACGCCTGTTTGACGTTTGACGTAAGCGGCCAAAGCGGTTTCGCTGGAGTCCCGCACTAATTTAGCAGTCGCCAATTCTAACCACAGAGCGCGGATTTTTTTGGCTTGGCGGTCTTGCGCTTGGACACGGTCGTCCGGCTTGGCTTTAATTCTAAAGCCCAGCCGGACTAAGCGGCTGACGATGCTTTCTAACTCGCTGATGGTCATGCCCTTGGTGCTGTCTTTACGGGTGACTGATTTGAGCATGGCGCGGTAGCTTTCGTCAGCCATTTCCAGTTGTTTTTTGCCGACTTGTATCAATCTTTTCATCCGTACTGTTTTTTCGGCAGTAGTTTCGCGCATTTTGTTGTGGGCTTGTGCAGTATTCATATTTTGGCCTTTTGTTTAATGGCCCTATCCAGTTGTTGTTTAGCGAGAAAAAGTTGGTCGCCTAACGCAAAACAAGCATTTTTTTCTGGATAATGGTCGCATTCATCATAATAGTTATGGGCAGGATGGTTTATTGCTTGCTCGAATGCCGTGTTGAATTGCTCTTGCAGCAAGGTAACGGCGGCTTGTAGTGCGCCTATTGTCATGTCTCTTCGATTTCCAGCGGTTCAATAATGAAGTCTTCCACACCCGTTTTAATGCTCAAGCCCGGAACACCCGCGATAGCCAGCGGTTCGTTGAGCATCGCTTCTTTGTTCAGTTCTTCTTTTGTGCGGATAAAGCGGTGCAGCCCTAAACCTTTCAGGTGCTGGATAATTGAATCGATGCCTTTGGCCGCGACGCTGGGGGGGCGTTGCCGCCACTGCACGGTGCCGGTAATGAAGTGTCCTGTTTTCGTTTCGCCGCCGTCGGTCAATTCGCTACGGAATGCCTCGCAGAAAATCTGTACACCTTGCTGCAATTGCTTTAGCTCTTCTTGCAGCGGTGTGAACTGTCCGGTGTATTGGTCGGTGATTTTGGCAATTTCATCGTTCATTTGCGAGTTCAGGACGGTGAGCTGCCGGGATACCACCCCGATTTTGTTGATCATAACGGCGCATTGGTCACGATCGGCTGGTACAGCAAAAGCGACGGCGGCAGATTTAAGTCTACGTTTTTTCATGAGGTTTTTTCCTTGACGTTAAGGGTTGGGCAATGACTGCCTGTATTAAACTTTTATGTCTTTTCGCCAATTTTCTGGCGGCTTTTTCTTTTCGCTATCGGGTGGTTTTTCAGTAGTCGGTTTGGGGGCATAGAGGGTTTTAACGACTGGCCGGAGGCCTTCATCTGCCCCGCTTGCCCCCCGGTTGCGCCGTTGCTGTTCGGTTTTGTCTTCTTGTATGGCTGCGTGTTTTTCCGCTTGGCTGGCCAGAATGCAAAGCAGGTAGCCGTGGCCTTTAAGCGGCAATTCCAGCGTTTCCGGTGGTTTGGTCGCCAGTTGATTGATAGCCGCTATCCATTGCTCCAAGGGGATGCGGTAGTCAATGCGGTTGCGGGTAACCATCGCCGCTTTAATCATCGGGGCCAGCTCTTCGGTCAACGCCAGTATTTTTTGCCAGCGCAGCACCTGCTTGCGGGGCTTGAACAGCTTTAGATAAAGCAGATATGGTCGGATAATGTCCGGCGGCAACTCGCCGAGCAGGATAAAAAACCGCCGGGCATCCATATCTTCCAAGGCTTGTACCAATGTAAAGACACCGCCGCAATGTGGGCAGGGGATACGGTCTATCATCGGCGCACCCGTACCCGACGACGATAGGCCTTATGGTGCAGCGGCTGGACATATTGCCCATTCCGCCATATCGTCTCGCTATTGGTGTCCGTCCAAAACGCCATGACGACTAAGGGTTGGGATGGCCTTGCCTGATTTGTCTCAAGTACGGCCAATTGGTCGGCATTAAAGACGGCCAGCAAAATTTCGTCGGGATATTGCAAGAAGCATGACAGCTTGATAGTCGCCCCGTGGGGGCGGTTGATGAGCAGGGCCGCGTTGGCAAAATAGACCTGTATCCAATACTGATAATGTCCTGGGCGCTGCATGAAGTTGCCCAGCGTCACGCCGTGCTGCTCATGCAGGTGATACAGGGCATTCAGATGCTCATAAATAGTTTTCCAGCAAAGTTTTTGGCGGGGTTTCATGATGTTTATCCTCTATGCTTCGCGGATCAGGTCACCGCTGACTTTTGTAAATCCCAGTTCGGCGGCTTGGTTCATGGCCCCGACGACCAAGTTATTGATCATCAGCGGGTACATCATGCTGATAGTCTCGCGGTTGGTTTTGCTAGGCTTAGTAAAGATAAGGCGGGCGCGGATAGCGTCGGCGGCATCTTTTTCAAAGATGTTTTCTAATTCCGCACCTACCCGCTTAAACTTGAAGCGCAGATACTCGTCAAGATGTGTGTCCAGTGGGGGCAGTTCTATCAGCTCACACCGTTGGACGACCTCTCGGACTTCCGGCGAGCGGTCGCTGAGCTTGGTCTTTAGTTCAGTTTGGCCGATTAATATGATGCTGATCAGTTTTTTAAAGCCGATCTCCAACTCAAAAAACCGCTTTAGGTGCTTTAATGTCGGTGTACTCAGGGCGTGGGCCTCTTCAATAATTAAACAATGCTTCATGCCGCTGGTGTGGGAGTCCTTCAAAATCTTATGCAGTTGGCGGCTCTTGGCTTCCATTGATGCTTTGGGGGTCGCATTGGGGGCGACGGTGTTGATGATAGCATCGGCTATGGATGCGCTCTTTAACGTCTTGCCCTTTTTGTCGTTATCTTCCATGCCCAAAACATAGGGCTGTATCAGGATGATGCTGGCTGATTCGCGGGCGATGCGGTCTTCGAGGTCTTTGCGTAGCGTAGACTTCCCTGCGCCGGACTCGCCGACGATGGCGACAAATCCGCCCAGGTTTGCAGTGGTGTGCATGTACTCGCGGACAAAACGTATGGTGGGGCTGGCGTAAACGTCCTCTGCCTCTGTGATTTCGTTATCAAAAGGGTTACGGAACAGGTTAAAATGCCGTCGGGCGGCTGGTGACAGGGTTTGTTTTCTTAAGAGCATATCGAGTGTGTCCTCATTCAGTTTTGGGGCCGTTGCGTCAACAGCGGCTACGGGTTTGAACATCGCCGCGTCAACAGTGATGTTTTGGTCAGCCAGGGCTTCTGTTATCAGCCCCTTCACTTGTTTTACATCTGGATTTTTTGGCCAGTGGTTATGGTTAATGATTTGCGCGATTGTGGCGGGGCTTAGATTGATAGCCTTGGCCAGTGCCGCTTGGCTGATGCCGTGGTTGCTCAAGGTGGCTTTTAGTGCAAGCATTTTCCGGCCTCCGGCATTGCAAACTGTTGACCGCCGTGTGTCTCGATATACAGGTCAATGGCTTTTTCCAGATACGTCACCATTGTTTGTGCAGGGGTGTCGGCTTCGTCGGGCGCAGCAATCCGTTGCACTTTGATGGCGACGTTAGTGCCATCTGACGTGGATTCTGGTGTGTCGGTAATGGTGATCAGGTACATCATGGTGTTCTCCTTAAACGGCTTTCAGGCGGGCTTTGCCGGCTGCGGAGCGGCCAGCGCGTAAATGTTCCAGGACTTCATCAAGTTCCGGTTCGGTAGCCCCGTTGGGGTAGTTCGTTTTTAATTCTCCTAAAATTTGCGGTGAGTAATCGTCGCCCAAGCTATTGCGTAGCCAAATAGCCATTTGGGCGTGGTTTTTGCGGGTGTATTCGATGGTTATTGATGGGTCGGCAAGGTCTGAACCTGTTTTAGGCAGCACCATCGGTAGGTCGGTCTTAGCGGCCTTATAGGGGTCAACAAGGCCATTAAAGGCTTCATAGCCTTTGCGGCGGCGGATTTTTTCAGCTTCTTCAACGCTTTCCGCCCCTGTGGCAATCTGCGCGACCTCCTTACGGTTTCTATCTAGCGCGGTATCTTTGTGGCTAACGTAGTTCTCGCCAATGGTCGCCCCTTCATAGAAGCCCCAATTATCTTGGGCCATTTCTTCGAGTTGGATATAGGTTTCCTGCCCTGCTTCGTCATATATGATCGCCATCACTTGGTCGTTTAATGGGTTTCTGCATACGGTCAGGTCATCGCCGACCGATGCAAACGGCACGGGCTGAACTTTCCATTTCCGGCTTAAGTAATTGATGGTCAAATCCCCATTGATGACACGGACTTCCGGTTTGCTGGTGGCTAAGGCCAGCAAGTCCACCTTAGGATTGATAATGCGCAGTTCTGCTTGTTTGATGTGCATCCAAGCATTAACGCGGGTCATCTTATGGCGGCTATGGATAGCGGTGGCGTTGAAGTAAACCTGATAGGTGTCGGCTATTGCGTTCAGGTCGTCAATGCTACCGATTTTACTGCTGCAAAAGCGCAGGCCTTGCTCAAAATTGGTTTCGACAATATCTTGGCCATTTTCCACCGAGCCTTTTGAGCGGGGCGCACCCGGCTTATTGACGTGCAGTTCAATGCTCAGACGGTCACAAAAACGTTGCACTAACCCCGCCGCCGTCGCCCCTGGGTCAACCATCAATATAAACGGCACACCATAAAAGGGGTCTTTACCCAGGTCGCCTTTGGGCATGACCGCCCAGGCGATGAATTTCACAGTATTTTCGCCGCTTTCCGAATGAGGGTAATACCGCCACCGGATCATCCCCGTGCAATGGTCGGTGATGACATAGCGGATAACGCGCTGCTGGGTAATCGCCTCGATATTTTCAGGTTTGTTTTTGTAATGGATGGCCCTATGGGTCTCGATCAATGAGCCGCCAGACGGCAGGTAGTACAAGGTACAAACCGATGCGTCCACCTGCCAGACATGGTTGGGGTGCTTGCTTTTTAAATGGATATGCGGGCTAGGGCGGCGCAATTGTTCGGGATGTACTTTATAAGTACGCAAGGCGCGGGCAATGGCAGAATCTGACAGCATTTGCATAACGCCATCGGCATCTATCGCAGCGGCGGTGACTAAGCCATTGGCGCGTAGGCTCTCGACCGCCGCACCGATGGAGATCATTTTCTTGTCATTTTTCCGGTATCCTTCCATCAGGTAAGCGCTGATAATTTTGGCGTCGCTTAGGGTTAAGGTATGGTCTCCAGCGTCGGTGCGCTGCTTGCGGGTATTGGGGCGTACTTTAGCTAGCTCGCGGTGCAAGGTCGGCAAGGATATGCCCAAAAAATCCGCTGCCCGTTGGTAAATGACGGTTTTTTGGCCATGCCCCGCTTGGGCGGCTTCACGCATGATAGAGACCAGATATTCGGTGTCGTAACTTGCCATCGCCTTAGTCCTTATGCGCCTCTACCATCTGCCAAATCGGATCAGCCGCCGCCGCTGTTTCAAGTTCGGTGATGGGCGTGATGTTGATATTATGCGACACCTGCTGGGCGGCACTGATGATTAGCCCCAATGATTGCGCGATAGCCAGATAGATGGGTTGCGGGATGGCTTGGTCGTCATACAACTCCAGCAGCTGCACCATTTCGCTGTTGAGTGTGGCGCTGATATTGGCGACCAATTCGCGGGTATAGTTCTGCACCAAGGCCAACTGCTGTTCACCGAGCATTTTCTGATGCGTTGCCGTATTGCGGCCACGCAATTTGTCCAGCTCCAAATCCAGCCCGTTAATTTTGTCATCTTTCTTTTTGATCATTTCGGCCAGCGAATCGGTATGCTCCTGAAAGCTTTTAATGCCCTTTTGATGGGCTTCTTGGCCTTGCTTTAACTGGGCTTGGAGTTGCTCTTTTTCGCGCTGGTGTTTAGCGGCGAGTTGCTGCATCAGATCAAGGGCATTGCTTAAGTTTTGCTCTTCAATGGCCTGGGCGATGATTTTTTGGTCATCTTCCGGCAGGGCTTTTAATGCGTTATAGTCACGTTGACGGAAGCCTATATTTTCAGCCTGTTCATATAGTTCGGGGCCAAGGGTGTTATAGTTGTTCATAAGCTCTTGAACTCGCCGAGCAGACTTACCTAAGAACACTTGGCAAAATTCATCAAAATGCGCGACGTGTCGCGTATTTCCTCCTTTATCTAAATATGGTAAGTTTTTGTATTTCTTACCTTCTTTTAAATTAACAGCCGTTTCTGCAATAACTTTTTCCGCGATCGTCGCGTAAAATTGAGCTGTTTCAATTCGTCCGATCGCCTTAATTGCATCAAAGCTCGCTATAATTACAGCATCAGCAGCAGCAATCGCATTGCTTTCATCGCGGACTTCCGCCAACGCCTGTGCTGATATGTCGGCATCGGTAAATTGCGGCAAATCGGTTTCTGTTGTTTTACGTCCCATGTATTACCCCTTGGTCAGCCTGTTTTTTGATTCGGTTATTCTGTCTGCGGCATTATCAAGCGAGGCTAATACCTGTACGGCGCGTTGTGCCATCTTATGGCTAACCCGTACGCGCTCGGTTTCGGGGATTCGCTCGGCATAGCCCGCCTTTTCCAGCGTTTGCACATAGCGTGTGATCTTGGGGGCTGCGAATCCGGTTTCTCTAGCCAGCTCGGAATTGCTAAATCCGTGGGCAAAGCTCCTAAATAGCACATCCAAAACCACTAACACATTGAGTGCGCTTTTTGTATCTGCGGTTGCCATTAGTGTTGCTCCGGTAATGTGGTAATGTGGGTGCTGGCATGAAGCTTATTAAGCTGGTCGTGGGCGAATAACCCCATTGCGGTGAACAATGCTAGCCAGATGATTAGCAGGGTTAAGTGTTGGGTTGAAGGCATTGTGGTTCTCCTAGGCGGTGGTAGTGTCATGGACTTCGGCAGAACCGGCTTTCAAGCCCAACCGGACGGCAATTTCATGGGCTTTGCCGCGCTTGCCTTTGTCCAGCGAGTTAAGAACGCGGTATACTTTGGTCGGGGTATAGCCATGCTTTCGCGCCCAGTCGGCGAAGGTCAGGCCTTTATCGCCAAAGTCTTGCTTGATCTGCTCGGCGGTTTTTACGTCGGCTGGACGGGTGGTGATTGTGGTGGCTGGCATAGTTTTTTTCTCTGTTGGTTAATAGTTCACATTGATAACTTATCAATGTTGATAAATTATAGGTTCAATAAATGAACTTGTAAACAGGTATATATGATTTCTGAACTTTTAAAAAAAATAATGAAGCACTATGGCTTATCGCAGAAAGCGTTAGCCGGGATTCTTGGGGTTAATTTACAGCGAGTTAAGAACCTAACCTCAGGGCAAGTAGGTAAGCTCAAGCGCGAAGAAGGTGAAGCTTTAATCCGTAATCTGCATATCAGGGGCGATTGGTTAGCAACTGGAGAGGGGCCGATGTTGCAATCGGAAAGTGAGCGGGCGTTTTATGAACGGATTGGACAGCTAAAGTCCGCGACGGATATGGCAGCTAGCTTGCCGCTGTCCGATGCTAAGCAGCAACTAATTCAGGAACTACTATTTTACGCTCAAGCAGGTGATGTTGAATCGCTCACTAAAATTGTCGCCAATTGCGAAATTGTTAGGCCAGACCAAGCGGCCTTGCTAGACAATTTAGAAAATTGCTCAAAAGAGGATCAGGATGCAATAAGGCGCATGGCTTTGCTTGCCGCAAGCGCGGATAATGAAACGAAACCAAACAAAAAATCGCAAATGAAAAAAGCGGGTTAAGCTAGTCGTTAATTTGACGGCAGTTGAAGGCCGCAATTATGGGGTAGATGTATGTTTCTACATAAATAGTGAATGATATGAAAAAGTTATTTTTAGCGTTATTGCTGTCGGCATCATTTTCAGTGTCGGCAGCAGAGTGGAGTGGTACGGTTGTTGGGGTTGCGGATGGGGATACGGTTAGTGTGCTCAATGCTCAAAAGCAAATCGTCAAAGTGCGGCTGGCTGAGATTGATGCGCCGGAGAAAAACCAAGCATTTGGCCAGCAATCTAAGCAATCGCTATCTGATATGTGTTTTAAAAAGCCTGTTATTATTGATGATCACGGTACTGATAAATACAAGCGCACGATAGGCCGCATACGGTGTGATGGTGTTGATGCTAATTTGGAGCAAGTGCGCAAAGGTCTAGCTTGGGCATATCGCCAATATGTGCATGACCCTGCCATTGTTGATCTGGAGAATGCCGCAAAGGCCAGCAAAGTCGGATTATGGGCAGACAGCAGTCCGGTACCGCCTTGGGAGTTCCGGCATGGCGGTGCAGCAGCTAAGGCGGCGACGTCAAAGCCTGCCAGAAAGGCAGTCCCCAAGAGCGGCGGCGGCTTTGAATGTGGCGGAAAAACGGTATGCAGGGAAATGGCGAGCTGTGCGGAGGCCGAGTTTTATTTGAACACATGCGGCCTAAGGCGTTTAGACCGTGATAGTGACGGTGTGCCTTGTGAGTCTATTTGCCGTTAATACATTTTTCGATATTTTTATTAACAAATCTGGTAATAGTTAATAGTTTATTTATGCCTTATATGATAATTTCTGTAGCTAGCAAAAATTAAAATACAAAAGGCAAAAATATGGGAATAGCATGGATTCTATTTGGGGCTTTAATCGGCATATCAGCAGCTCAGCGACGTGGGTTTGGCACTGCAAGCGGCGTTATTGGCGGTATTTTGCTGGGGCCTTTGGCGGTGCTAATGTATCTGGTATCAAGTGACCGTTACAAATGTCCAGAATGTGCGGAATGGGTTAAGGTAGCTGCCAAAATTTGTCCACACTGCAAAAGCCGTTTATCAGATGTATCAAAAACAGCTAGCGAAACACCAGCGGTAGCAACATGGATATTTAGATTGGCTGTACTCATAATCATTTATTGTGTGGCCAGAGCGTTTTTTTAGCTTATGGTATTAAGGCTGGCTTATACTTCTGCCGAGAATAAATTGGGGTAGCATCGCTACCCTAATCCATGTACCTAGGCTTTAAGACTTTAATAGGGTTTCTTTTAGCAGATACCCTTCCAGTTTCCAAGCTTGCTGCTTGGCATAGTCACGGGCGATTTGCCGGCCCTTCTCTTCATCAAATGTTTCCGGGTTCACGCAGGCGCTTTCGCCGATGACATGAAAACCGTTGCGTAAAGTCAGGCAGCAGACGGTGACGGTCGTGCCGGGGAAAACGTAATAGGCTTCGGCTGTGATGATTGCATCAATGTGTTCCGGCGTTACACTCAATGCTGATAGTGTGTGGGCTTGTTGTTCTGTACCTTGCTGATCCATCATTTTTCCTTTGCTGTTTTAGCAGTTTTGGTTTAGTTTAAAAAAAGGCCTTACGGCTGTCTTTGCCGTCAGGCCTTATCAAGCCTTGTTTTACCGACCAATGCGGGCGGTGCGTGTTTATAAACACTTTACCGCTGCTGTTTGCTACATTTCTTAGTGGGCATCCGTCCGAGTCACTTATTCTCCTGTTCTATTCCCTAATATCCTTGTGAAACGTTTCATAAGGATTTCGCCTGTTCGGCTGTTTAGACTACAGCCCATGAAAACAAAACGTCCCCCTGATCTCATCGCTTTAGCCGCCCAATTGTTTGAGCTGGGCGATACTTTGCCTACAGAAATCCGTTTGGTGCCTGATGGCCTATTTCGGTCGTCGCGTGATAGCCGCCCTACTGATGTGGCCGCTTGGGTGATGAATGACGATTGTGCGGCGGCTATCTTATCTGCTGTTGATCAGTTGCAATCGCGCTTTCTCGTGGATTATGACCACCAAACCTTACATGCCGCCGAATCAAGCGAACCTGCTCCCGCTAAGGCGGCGGGTTGGGGGGCGAGGTTGGAGTGGCGGCCCGGTGACGGTATGTATGCGGTCGATATTGACTGGAATGCCGCTGCGGCATCGGCGATTTTGAAAAAAGAGTATCGGTACATCAGCCCGGTTATCCGGTATGACAGGCAGACTGGGATGGTGACGGGTATTCCGATGGCGGCGCTGACCAATTATCCGGCGATCGATAACCTGAATGATTTGGCTGCGGCAGCGGCTTTGCTTTTTAACCCTGAACAGGACACTACGATGGATGAGGAATTATTGGAGCGGTTGCGCTGGTTTTTAAACCTGCCGATAACTGCTACGGCGGCTGATGTCGCCGCCGAATTGGATAAGCTGAAGGCACAAATAATGGCACCGGACGGCTCAACGGTCGGTTTGGCGGCGCTGTTAAAAGAACGGGGCGAAGCGGTTGCCGCATTGGCTGCTAAGGTTGATGTGACCCCAGACCCCACTAAATTTGTGCCGTTGGCGGTCGTTACGCAATTGCGCGACCAATTGGCGGCATTGTCGGGCGATACGGTTGATATGCGGGTTGCGCAACTGATTGAAGAGGGCGTTAAAGACGGGCGGATTGTCGGTGATGCGGCTAAGGCGTGGCTGACCAATATGGGCAAGAAAGACTTTGCCGCTTTGCAGGGTTTTTTGGGTAGCGCCCAACCCATCGCCGCCTTGGCGGGTATGCAGACGGGCGGTAAATCGCCTGCGGCATTAGCAGGGCGCGAGGGCCTCGCTGCTTTATCTGCCGAGGAATTGGAGGTTTGTGAGCAGCTGGGTTTGAGTGCTGACGATTTTTTAAAACAAAAAAACGGTAAATAATTATGGCATTAAGCACTGCGCGTAGTACCAAACGCCGCCAAGGCGATGTTTACGCCTATCCAGTCAAGGCGGGGGTAATCTGTTACCAAGGCGGGTTGGCGGTGTTGAACGGCGGTTATGCCGCACCGGGGTCAACGGCGACGGGGCTAGTCGCCATCGGAATGTTTGAAGAGACGGTGGACAATACGGCTGGCCAATCCGGTGACGTTGTTGTGCAGGTGCGGGAGGGTATCTTTTTGTTTGACAACTCGGCCTCCACGGATTTGATTGCGCAAGCCCAGGCGGGTGCGGATTGTTATATCGTCGATGACCAAGCGGTCGCCAAAACCACCGCCACCAATACCCGTTCCCGTGCAGGTAAGATTATTGCGGTGGAGACGGGCGGTGTCTGGGTCAAGATTGGACATGGTGTTTAAAGGCCTAACGGCCAAGGCAGAGTAAGTTATGCAAATTACGGCAGCGGTTTTACGCGCATTATCAACGGGTTTTAAAACTAATTTTTTACAAGGTATCGACGCGGTATCGCCTACCTGGCAGCTGGTGGCAATGGAAGTCAATTCATCGGCCAAGCTGGAAAATTACGGCTGGCTGAAGGCCATCTCTGGGGTGCGGGAATGGGTTGGCGAGCGTGTCATCAATAACCTGGAAGCCAATGTTTACCAATTAACCAATCGGGATTGGGAGCATACGCTGGGGGTTAAGCGTAATGACATTGAGGATGATACGCTGGGGCTGTATGCGAATCTGTTTGCCATGCAAGGTGAAGCGGTGGCCGCGCATCCTGATCAATTGATTTGGCAAACGTTATTGGGCGGATTTTCATCTAAGGGACTGGATGGCCAGTATTTCTTTGATACCGACCATGTCGCCTACGATGCCAGCGGCAATGAAACCAGTTACAGCAATTATGCCAGCGGTTCCGGCGCACCTTGGTTTCTGATGGATTTGTCACGCAAATACATGAAACCGCTGGTGATGCAATGGCGGCAAAAGCCTAAATTTATCAGCAAAATCCGTGAAGATGACGACAATGTCTTTTTTAGCAAAGAGTATTTGTATGGGATGGATGCCCGGTATGCGGCGGGGTATGGGTTCCACCAGCTTGCTTACGCGGGTAAGGCAACACTGGATGCGACCGCGTATGCGGCGGCATTGGTGGCAATGGGTACGCAGCTGCGCCCGGACGGCGCAAGCCTTAATGTCCAACCCACGCATTTGGTTGTCGGCCCCTCTAACTTAGCGGCGGCGAAGACGCTGATCGCTAAAGAGTATCTGGCTGGCGGTGAAAATAACATTTGGTATAAGTCAGTGGAGCTGGTTACCGTGCCAGCCTTGGGTTAAGGGGGAAGTATGTCTAAAGAAAGAACAGCTGATCCCCGCATGATACGGGTGCGTTGCCCTGGCGGTACGTTTCGGCGCGGAGGCCATAAGTTTGGCTCAGATTGGACAGTGCTTGCGCTGGCTGAGTTGTCGGAAAATCAATTTGATGCGATTACTCAGGAGCCGTTATTGGCATGGGAGGCCTGTCAACTGCCTGAGGCTGATACAGGATCAGCCATTGATAAAAAGCCGGGGCCTGATAAAAAGCCGGGGCCTGATAAAAAGCCGGGGCCTGATGAAAAGCCGGGGCCTGATGAAAAGCCGGGGCCTGATGAAAAGCCGGGGCCTGATGAAAAGACTGAAGACAAATAATGCCTTACTGTACTGGGCAAGACCTTATTGATAATTTTGGTGAAGCTGAGCTGATCCAGTTGACCGACAATGCGGGCACTGGCGTTATTAATGCCGATGCCTTGAATAAGGCCATTGGGCGGGCAGATAGTAAGATTGACCGCTATTTGGCCGGGCGCAGTGATTTGCCGTTGCTGGCAGGTAGCGTTGTTGATTTGGCCTGTGATATTGCCCGTTATTATTTACATGCCACGTCGGTGCCGGACCTGGTCAAAGATAGGTTTAACGATGCCGTTAAAGAGCTGCGGCAAATGGCGGCGCGTGAGATTGCGGTCGTTGATGCGGGCGGGAACGAAAACCCTACGAGTGCGGCGGTGGTGATGGTTACCGCCCCCTCTATTTTTGGGCGGACTTGTGATTACTGATTATTTTATGGCGGGTGATTTGATGGTTGCGCGGTTGCGTGACCAATTGCCGGTCCCCGCCAATCAAATCCGGCTGGCGGGCAGTATGGATTGGGTGATGCGCAATCCGGTATCGTCATCGGTCAATGTGGTGTTTCTGGATGATATTGTCGTTGAGGACAAAGGCAATCAATATCGGGGGCGTGTGCAGTTGAGCGACCAAGTTTGGTTGGTGATTGTATCGGTGCGTAATGTGGCTGCGAATGCCGGAGTCGGTGCGCTGGTTACAGCCGACCCTATTATTATGGCCACGCTGAAAGCCCTGCAAGGATTTAAGTTGTCTGGTGACTACGGGGAATTGCATCGGCACCGCTGCCCTTTTCGCCGGACTGACATGCAGCTTAAGCAAAACGGCAAAGCTGTTGAGGATGGTTTTACGCATATACCGTTTATGTTTTCCACACGCATAACCATAGGGGGATAAGGTGGAAGGTAATGAGGAAATAGGGGATGCTGGGTCGGAACAGGAAAACGCAGCACCTCAAACTATGGCTGAACCGCCGATAAGCCCTGACGCATTGGTCGGGGTGGTCATTTTGGTGGATAGCCATTGGCATGAGGGCCGCCCCATTAAAAAGGGCGAAACGATAAACGTCAGCCAATCCGACAGGGATTGGTTATTGCAACAGCATTTGATTGATAATGGGGATATGAAATGAGTCTATTAAAAGGTATTCAGTATGTGGGAGATATTTTCCTGCAACTGTATCTGCCGGATGGTACGTTATCAGATACGGCCATCGGCCCTTTGGCAGGCACTAAGTTGTCGGTCAAAACGGATGCCGATATTAAATACCGTAAATCCAAGCGGCGCGATAGTCATGGCCGCGCGGAAGGGTCGGCAGCAACGCATAAACCGACGATGATTGGCTTGGCCGTCAATGCCGCCGATCCCAGTATGTTGGCGCTATTGTTTATGGGGGTCGCATCAGTGTTGAATACCGCCAGCGGTACGGTTTCGGCGGAATCGCATGATCTGCCTTTGGACACTTGGGTCAAACTGGAAAACCGCAATGTTGCATCCGTCACCATTACGGGTAAAACCCTGGGCACTGATTTTGCCGTTAATGAGCGTGTCGGCTTGATTATGGCCTTATCGACTGGCAGTATTATTGATGGGGCCACCACCAGCATCAATTATTCATACGGCACTGTAACGGGCATCCGCATTGCAGCTGGGGAAAATTCGAAAATTGAAGTCAAATTGCTATTTGACGGCGTTAATCTGGAAGATAATTCGGCGGTTTTCGGCACTGTGCCTAAGCTGGTGCTGTTGCCCAAGACCGATATTAATTTGCTGGCGGATGACTTTGTAACGACAGAATTTGACGGGACGGCCATCAAGATGGATGGGCAACCGGAACATACTTTCGATGTTGATGTGGTATACGGCTAATGAAAGCAGAAAAAGTTATTGAGTTAAGCCAAAAGGTCACGGTCAAATTAAACGAAATGACCGTAAAAAACGGTTTGGTCTTGCTGGAAAGTATCGAGCAGACGGGCATGGGGTTGGATGAATTTATTTTTATCAATACCGATAAGTTAATCGAATCGGTCGGTAATGCCATTATTGTGTTAACCCCTGAGGGGATGCCGCTGGTTGATCTTAATGAGCTGACCGGGTCGGATTTTGACGATATTGCCACCGGGTTTGTGCAACAGAATGCCAGTTTTTTTTCCAGGGCGGCCAAGAAAAAAGCAATAGCCCAAGCCGCCGCCGCACCGTTAAAAAGCCCTCCCGATCTGTCTACCGATCCGCCTTTATCTTGATTGAACGCGGACATACCGATGTCCTAAATTATCCGTGGGGCTTTTTTCTAAAAGCCTTTGAGTATTTGGAATCCTAATTTGCCTGATTAAAAAAGCCCGCTCTTGCGGGCTTTTTTATGCCCTTATGAAATGTTTCACAAGGATACCGCCTTGCGTAACTATTAAAATCAGCCCAGCTTCTTTTAATGACGGGTTATTTTTAATGGACGATTTGCGCGTACAGCTGATTATCGATGCCCAAAACAAAGCATCGCCTGCTATTGTGCAAGTGCGTGATGATGTGCATCAGTTAGATGCGGATTTTGGCCATTTGCAGACGCAAATCGATCCGGCATTGACGGGCAGTTTTGGTGGTGCGGCAGACGGTATGGATGCTGTACGCCGTGAGTTGGCCGATGCGGCTCAAGTTGAACTGCCGTCCGTCAATTCGCGGGTGGCGGAATTGGTCGGGCAGTTGGCTCCGACACTGACAGAAAGCTTAAGTGAAGTTAGTGATGAGACGGCGGCAGCCCGTGAAGAGTTGGCGGCAATGGCGGAAGAGGAAATCCCCTCATTAGATGACCAGATAGCGGCCTTGGAACAGCACTTTTATCAGTTTGTTGTCGCGCAGGCACTTAGTCAGGTATTTATTGATTGGGGGACGGCATTAGTAAAAACGGCTGACAGTTACCAGTCATTGACGGCAAAGCTAGGCATTGCCACCGCCAGTTATGAAGAGCAAATATCCGTCCAGCGGGAATTATTTGCCATCGCGCAACGGTCTCATGCCGGATTGGAGGCGACTGAAGACGCATATATTAAAAATGCGGGGGCAATTAAAGAAATGGGCGGGACAACTGCCCAGGCTTTACGGGTGACGGAATCGCTAAACAAAGCCATTGCTTATACGACACAGGGGTTGCAACAAGATTCTGCCGCGATGGAGCAGTGGGGACAATCTATCGGTAAGGGGTTGCTGCAAGGTGATGAGCTGACTTCCATTATGGAAAATAGCCTTGGCCTGACCAAGATGATTGCTGACGGTATGGGGGTGTCGATCAGCAAATTAAAAGAATTAGGTTCGGAAGGGAAAATAACCGGAACCGATTTGGCTAATGCTGCCCTGAGCCAAGCGCAGGCTATTGATAAGCTGTTTAACAGCATTCCGCTTACCGTGCAGCAGTCTTTAACGTTGGTCGATAACGCGTGGATAAAATACGTCGGGGAAACCAATCAGGCTTATAAGGCCACGCAAACGCTGGCGCAAGGTTTCAAGCAGGTATCAGAGCATCTCCCGGAACTTGTCAATGCCGCGTTGGAGCTGGTGGCTATTTACGGTGTCCGGTTATTATCAGCCATTGCTAGCTATATTGATGTACAGCTTAGGCAAGTAGCCGCTTCTAATGCGGCAGCTGCATCGGCAGAGGTTGAGGCGGCTGCTAATTTGGAATTATTGCGGGTGCATTCGGTCGTGATGCGAACCAGACTAATATCAGCCCAATATGCAAAAGAAGAGGCCGTATTACAACGCGCTGCGGCTGTAACGGCTACGGAAGTTGCCGCCGCAGAAAGCCGTCTTGCCGCCACCATAGCCGAGGTGACGGTAGCGCGGCAGGGGGCGACAGCTGCTACCCTGGCTTACACAAATGCACTGGCTCCCGTGGTTGTCGAAACCACAGCCGCCGCTACTGCCGCTAATTTGTTGAGTAAGGCGTTTAATGGCTTGATCGTAGGATGGTTAGCGTGGGAAGCGGGTACTTGGTTAACTCAATTCGAAGTTATCCGTATTTATGGTGCAAAGCTTGGGGAGGATATTAGCTCACTTGAAGTTACGGCAAAACATTTTTTCAGAGGTGATTTTTTAGAATACGGCGGGGATTCCTTAACTAAAAAACTGGCAGATATTCATCAGGGATATGAAGGCATACGGCAGGCCAGCACGGATGAGGCCGTTGCTGTTAGGGAGCAGTCTCGGCAACAAATCGAGACTTTGAAACAGCTTGAAATAGTGCGCCAAGAGTCTTTAAAAGATTTGCAAAGTCGACTTAAGGAAACGACTGTACAGGTTGAGGCAGAGTATACCCGACAAAATGCCGTTATTAAAACGGCTCTTGAACAACGTAAAACAGCCATTTTAGCAACTGCCTTGCCGGAATTACAGAAAGAGGCGGGAATTAGCAAAGCTATTGCAGAAGCTAATGAAGTCAGGATGATCACAATCCAAAATGCAGCTGATAAAAAACTGCAACTGATTGGCCGTGTTTACGATGCGGAGCTGGCAAAATTAAAAGCAGGCACTATTGAGCAGCAATCTGTTGAGAAGCAGTCTATTGAAGAGCGCATTGCTGTTTACGCAAGCCTTGAGAAAAGCTATCAGGAAATTATTGGTGAATTGATTGCTGATGAGCAACGACATGCCCAAGCTTCCGCTGCCCTCCTGACGGAGCGCGAGACGCTTGAGCGGGACACACAAACTATCATCCGCACAATACGCCAAGGCGGTATGACAGATGAACAGTTGCTGGCGGACAAGAAGAAGCAGCTTGATGAAAACCTGTCAGCCGAGCGCAAGGCGCTGCTGGAAGGTGATACTAAAGATGCCCGCATCTATGGCGAGCAGGCTGCAAAGATAGCA